AGTTGGCAGACTGGATTAAATGTTTTGCTAGACACGGTATTGATGATTTGAAAAACATTAGTTGGGGTTTTGAACTACGTGAACCTAAAATGCTCAAGGACAAAACTGATGAAGAAAAATCAGGTTGGGGAGCAATAAGTGAAAATTTGGATCAACAAACCTTTGATGTAGCATATGACATATACCAATCAAGTAGGTCCCTTAAAAACTTGAATGGGGACACTAAAGTTTTTTTTATAAGAAATAAAATACCAAGATCACTTATGCGGAGTAATGTAGAATTTAAATGTTCACTTACCGCTTTAGGAGGAGGTTATTACGCTCCAGGAGGCGAAAACATCAAAAGACTTCTTGATAATCTACCAAAAAGGTTGTATTATAGTGACTATAAGCCGACAAGTTATGAGTGGCGTAGTCGGACTATAGAACAACTATGAGTTCATGCAAATTAGTAATTAAAGACGAAGTAAACGTAAAATTTGAAAATTTATCTCTGGAGTGGAGAAAAAGACTATCAAACAAGTTCAAGTATGAAGTTCCATATGCACGTCATCTGCCAGCAGTAAAACTAGGTAGGTGGGATGGCAGAATCGCCTTTTTTGGTTTGGGAGGTACAACATATCTAAACTTAGTTGATCAGATATTACCGATACTAGAAGACGGAGGAGTATATGTTGATTTTGAAGATCAAAGAAAACAACATAACTTTCAGTTCAAGGCCATTGATAAAAATTTCCTTAGCCACATCAATTGGCCAAACACACATCCTTGTGCAGGACAACCGATAACATTAAGAGATTATCAAGTGGAAACAATAAACAAATTTATTGAAAATCCACAATGCATACAAGAGATCGCCACTGGCGCAGGTAAGACCATTATCACTGCGGCACTGTGCCAGTTGGTCGAACCATATGGTCGAACACTAACGATCGTGCCAAACAAAAGTCTTGTCACACAGACTGAAGAAGATTTCTTGGCTTGTAATTTAGATACAGGAGTATACTATGGTGACAGGAAAGAAATAGGTAGATACAATACAATTGCCACATGGCAATCGCTAAATGTTTTAGAAAAGAAAAGTAAAGACGAACATTCGACCGAATTCAAAGAGGCGATGCAAGGCATCAACACAGTGATTATAGATGAAGTACACATGGCGAAAGCAGATGTATTGAAAAGATTGCTGACAGGTCCCTTTGCCCACTGTGGTATAAGATGGGGATTGACCGGCACGGTACCAAAAGCAGACTATGAATTTATGGGAATCAAATGTTCTATCGGCGATGTTATAAACAAAATACCAGCAAAAGAATTACAGGAAAAAGGTGTGTTGGCGCAGTGTAATGTTAACATCATACAAACAGTAGAAACAAAAATGTTTTCTAATTATCAAGAAGAACTAAAATGGCTAACAACCGATGACAGAAGAATATCTTTCTTGGCGCAGACGATAAAGTCTATAAGTTCAACAGGAAACACGTTGATACTTGTTGACAGAATAACCGCAGGAGAAATGCTTGAAAAGAAACTGCCTGGATCAGTTTTTATTTCAGGATCAACCAAAAATCCAGACAGAAAGGAACACTACGATGAAGTATCTACAGCAAAAAATAAAATTATTATTGCCACATATGGAGTGGCCAGTGTTGGCATTAATATTCCTCGTATTTTTAATCTTGTTCTCATAGAACCTGGAAAGTCATTTGTTAGGGTGATACAGTCTATAGGAAGAGGCATAAGAAAAGCAGAGGACAAGGATCATGTAGAAATATGGGATCTCACAAGTTCTTGTAAATTTGCAAAAAGGCATCTCACTCAAAGAAAAAAATTTTACAAAGAGGCAAATTATCCGTATAATATAGAGAAAATAAATTATGAAAATTCTTACACTTGATAACCAAACATACAAACTAGAAAAAATACCGGAGTATGTAGATGAAAAATTACGTTTCGCTGTGTTAGACAACTCGGATCCTAGCAATCCAGACTACTTTTACATTCCGCTTATATTTTTGGAATCTTTCAATTCACCAGCGGCAGTGTTGCAGATAGGCAAACATAAAATTGCGATGCCTTTAGACTGGAAAATGGTTATAGGAGAGGCCGAGCAAGGTGAACTTCACGTGATGCCTATCACTAGTTTGAATGACAGAGGATTTGACGCTTTTCTTTTCAACCCACTGACAGGCGGCATGCCTGAGTTTGCTCCAATAGATATTGTTGACATATACACCGAGGTAAAATGGTACTTTCCTAAAGTCAAGTCTGGACAACTTATTGCGGTACCCCTTGAAGATGGAAAAAATCCTCCGTGTGCTTATTTTGTAAAAGATATATCACGTCAATGCGAGTTGTTAGATTATGGTCAATGTTTCTAGGAAAATAAACAGCCGAAGCGTAACAATTGATGCTCCTGTCATGATGGTGCAACAAGGGGACGGCATAGATGAACCTGTTTGGATGGAGAGAAACTTTTTTCCAAACTTGCTCGATCTAATAAAAGAGTATAATATTAGTTTAAAAGGAATAGAGATTAAACAAGGCAAAATAAAAATAAGTTTTAAGGACTACAAACACGCAACAAAATTTAGATTAGTATATGAAAGCAAAAACAACGAATAGAAAATTTTTTGAATTACGCAGTGGACTAAAGGCAGTAGACTTTAGAAACAAGGACTACTGGGACAGAATAGATGACCATGAGAAGTCATTGTATTCTCCATATATGATCATGAGATATGCATCAAGTGTGTCAGGAGAAAAATTTTATCAGGAACACTACGTTGAAATGATAAACGAGTGTGTCAATAAACATCTGTTCACGCTTTCTAGCAAACACAAAAAACTTTGTTGGATACTAACTGCAATGTGTGGTGGACTGAAGCAACAGTTTCATCCATGGATCAAGCCAATGAAGAGAGTGCCAAACAAGTCTTTGAAACAGTTACAAAAAATTTATCCAAGTGCTAAAGAAACTGACTTGGAGACATTGGACAAAGTAATCACAGACAGAGAACTAGAAGAATTATTGGAAGCACATGGAATCACAGAATAATTTTACTTGTCCATATTGCAATAAAACATTCACAAGAGAAAGAACTTTACAAGTTCATATGTGTGAACCTAAACGGAGGCACCTGCAAAAATCTGAAAAATGGGTGCAAAATGGTTTCATAGTTTTTCAACGTTTTTATGAAATACATCAAAAAAATGCAAAGAAAAAAACATATGAAGATTTTTGTAAGTCTGCATACTACAATGCGTTTGTGAAATTTGGTCGTTACATGATGCATACCAACCCATTGTATCCAGAAAAATATATAGACTACATAATATTATCAAGAGTAAAATTGGATCATTGGAGTAGAGATGATCTGTATGAACAGTATCTAAAAGATACACTAAAAACTGAACCTGTGGAGGCCGCTCTACGAAGATCGATCGCATCAATGATGGATTGGGCACAGGAGCAAAATGTACAATGGTCAGATTACTTTCGATTGGTCAACACTAGCCGTGCTGTTCAACACATACAAACTGGACATTTGAGTCCATGGCTTATACTAGGTTGTGAAGCAGGCAAAAAAATGTTACAATCTTTTACGGACGAACAATTGCAAATGATACAAACTTATATAGATCCAGAATTTTGGCGTAACAAATTTAAGAATTATCCTGCCGACTATTTGTTTGTTCAAGAGACCGCAAAGGAGGCTCACATTGAGTAAAATAGATCTAGTTATCGACGATCACCTAGATATGGAAATTGGAGACAGTGTTGTGGTTATAAAAGAAGACGGCACCATAGGTAAAGTAATATTGCCGGAGATGAGTCCAGATCAACAACAAACTAAAGGATATAAAAAAATGTTGGAGGTACTTGATTTATTGAAGCCAGGAACTAAAGCAGATTTTATTAAACACAATAGGAAAAAATTACACTAATGCCTGACGTAGATATAGATTTTTATGATAGAGAAAAAGCACTGAAGTTGTTTAGAAATACTCCTGCTTCAATAATAAAAGAAGACATGATAGAAAAACATAAAACTGGTGTATACTTCCACAAGATTCCAACTGATCCTATAACAGGTTACTCAAGTCTTGATTATAAAAAAGCAGAAGATAGAGGATATTTCAAAATAGATTGTTTGAACGTCAATATCTATAAAGCAGTTGAATCGGAAGAAGAACTAGTAAAATTGATGATCGAAGAGCCAGATTGGTCAATGTTAACAAATAAAAAAATTGTAGATGAACTGTTTCACCTTAATGGACATTTTGACATAGTGGCAAAACTACAACCAAAAACTATTGAACAACTTGCGGCTGTGTTAGCGATTATAAGACCCGCCAAGAGGCATCTAGTGAACAAGTATTGGACTGACATAGTTAAAGAAGTTTGGGTAAAACCAAAGGACGGAAGTTATTTTTTCAAGAAGTCACACGCAGTGGCATACGCACAGGCCATAGTTGTACAGATGAATTTAATACGAAAAGGTAAATATGCTTTTAGTGTACAACCGGAAAAAAAGACTCACTAAAAAACAAAAACTCCAAACAGTAGAACTACCATCAGATTATAATCTCGGCGTCGAACTTGTACGGCAACTTGAAGTGGTTAAAAAAACTAAAAAGCCTATAAGATGCAAAGTTGATAATGGATGGAACTCAGAAGATTGGTTGGTCCATTGTTTTCCCGAATGGCAACAAATATGGACCAAAAAAAATGTCGAAATTAAATGGCACGGTGGTTACCGTGCTTTTTTTTTGCGTTATATTAAATAGGTTTTCTAACCAATTGAATAGTTCTTCGTTTGATTCTCTTCTTCGCTATATCTGATAATCTTAAACAAGGCCCATGCACAATCTTAAGATCTTTGGTCGCTAAAGATACTAAAGTTGACCGGAAGTAAGTCCAGTCGCCT